AAAGGCAACAAATTCATGAGGTAGTAATAAAGAGGTAGTGTGTTGTTTTTGAAAATTTGAGGTAGTATGTTGTTGTTAATAAGCAAGAAAGGAGAGAAGGAAGGAAAAAAAGGATAGCTTATTAGTAACTGATCAAATGATATCTACATCCATATATACAAAAAAAAGCTACTTAAGGTAGCTTGGTCCTAAACCCACCCCTATTGCATTGATATGAAAACCACCCTGGCCCTTTACCCTGATATGGCAGTGATAATAATCAGTAGTATACATAATTCACATTAATATTCACATACATAAGGAGGTTAATTAACTTAACTAATTAACTTAATTAGTTAACTTATTTAACCTAACTTACTGTGGGATAATTGTGCTTACCTAACATACCCTGATAAATTTTGATTACAATGGCCCTGAACCCAAGTTAGTAATAATTAGTTACTTACTTATAATTACTTACCTAATGATTAGTGTTGTCAAGTAATGATAATAATCTAAAACTAATTAGAGCTTTAAGGGCTCTTGGTTAGAAATTTCTTTCACCTTCTGGTCAATCAGCAGTTGTGCAAGGTTTCTGAGCTCTGGGTCCATATCATCCCCAAGATGGAAATTGTCAACTGCCTCTTTTCCCCAAGCAACCATGAACATAACGATGATACGTTGATCCAGTTGAATCCCCATGGATTGTGTCCTCCTCAAGTATGACTGGTAAAAAGATGACTTCTTTCTTAGCTTTTCTTCTGATGTCCCAACAGTCTTAGAAGCCATGATGGTATTTCTCATGTCTTGTAAGATTGAGAAGAATGCCCCAAGCTCTGCCATCCCAGCGATAAAGAGGCATGTTGGCGGACATCGATCAGGTGCACCAGCAAACACCCAGATCGATGACGGTGAGTCAAGATGGTCTACCAGACTACACCCAGCATCCCTAGCATGGTCTCTTATGCCCTTTGACTCTTTTGTCTCCATGCTTGCCAACAGGCCTTGTCGCTGAGCTATGTAATCAGCATTTGTGGGTGGACTAGCATGAAGACTCTGTGTTGACAAGTCTGGGAGAAGTTTACATGGAGCACCCAGCCAATCCTGAATTCTGTTAGTCCAATCTCGTGCCAATGCCAGAAAGCCAATCACACTCATTACAGGACTAACCATATTCCTAGCCTTAACTTGAGCTGGGTAAAGCCCGCAAACTGCTGTCCGGAATCGCCCTGGTGTGATTTCCTCTGCCTTCATGCTCGACTGGGCATTGGGCATTGAAATGTAAAGGTGCTTTGGCTTTTGAATCCCATTGACATCCTCGTAAGAGCTATCATCCTTAAACCTAATTCTCATCCCTTTGTTATCCTTTGTAGTTTGCCTGCCTCTTGTTGTTAACATGTACAGTGCCTTAAGGATGATTGGGATAACAAATGATGTCAGATAGACAATAATTGTCAGCCAATCAGCAGTTTGGCCTGTGGGCTCCTCAATGTCAAGATTGTTAAGATCCAAGACATTGCCATAACTCAACATAGACCTTTCTTTGAGGTGATCTCCTGGCTCAACCCCTGTTGGATCTCTGTCCTGCCCAATTGTCTTTCCTGTTGCAACCCGATCCGCAAGCTGTCTCTTTAACTCATCTATCTTTGACTGGATAGAGGCAGCAACACTTTCACGGTCATGTAGTGCCCTCTTATTGAGATCATCAGGGTCTTTTTCGTATTGCCTTTCTGCGTCCTTCACCTTTTGCCTAGCCACCACAAGCTGTCCCTCATGGGCATTAATTTCTCTCTGTAACTCTTCCATAGTTGCCATTTTGTTGGTCGTTGTAATAGTA